CCTTATCTCCAAGGCCCTTCCAAAATTCGTCGAGAGCGTTCTTGGGTTTATCTTCATCCCCCATTTTTCCCCCTAATGTAAAATTAAGTCAATCTACTTTTTCTTGAAAATATCTGCGCCCTTGAGGCCGTATATACTAGCTACGACTCCGATAAATAGAGTCTGGTACCAAAAAGGTAAATTTTCGAACTTATCAAAAAATACATCTAGCTTTGCTTGTATGTTTGGATCATCACTAAACACACTCCATATCAATAAAATTACTGGAGCGCTCACGAGGATAAGGACAAATTCGTCTTTCCATCCTTTGTCATTTGATTGTCGAACTGCTGCCTGATACTCCACTTCTCCATTGGCCATTTTTTGTGCGTGTAATAGCTCTGCGTCAGACATAAGAATTTTTGCTTTTTGTTTATTAGCAAAAATGCTGGCGCCAGTTTTTAGTACCGTAGGTAGAAGTGAGAGTAATGGACCCATTAGATTAATATATATCCTATTACAATAACAACAGCTATGTTAAAAGCCATTTGTAGCTTCCATTTTTCTTTAAAAAATTTGTCCATTTATGTTATGATTGCAACGATAATAATCACAGCAACAACAGCTGCTCCGATTTTCCATTTCATAGGCATGTCAGCCCATTTGTCTTTTATAAGTTCGATCACGATGACCTCCTCTTTTTCTTTTTTACGCCTGCTTCGCTGAGAGCGATAGCTACAGCTTGTTTCCTATTCTTTACTTTTTTATTACTTTGTCCAATATTTAATTTTTTATTTTTAAACTCACGCATTACCTTGCTGATTTTACCACGTTTTTTGTCAGTTGTTTTAGATAATTGTGATCTAGATATTGCCATTATCCGTGTATACTTCCACCTTGATTTGGGCCTTTATTTCCTTTTTGTTTTCCACCAGAAAACTTACCAGTTTCTCTATCAGATTGAGAAACCCCTTTATGTGATTTTGTGTGACCACCAACTTTACCATTACCTTTTTTACCCATACGTTCTTGATAAGCTTTATATCCTTCACCGCCACCGCCTTTTTTAGTTTGAGTTTTAGCTTTTGCAGCAGCATCTGCTTTTTCTTTTTGTTTTGCTAAAGTGAATTTATCCATATCTTTAAAAGTTTCATCTATTTGTTTTTGAGTTAAAAAACCACCTGCTGGTGTTGGTCCAGTTGATGCTGGTGGTGCATCAAATGCACCTACAGGTGAATACGGATCATAAACAAAATACGGATCAGCCATACCTGCTGTTGACGGCAATCCTGTGCCAAGTGTTGATGGATCATACAAAGGCATTGTGCTTACAAATGGAGTGTATGCTTGTGGAGCTGTTGCAGATGTTAGTGGTGGCGGTGGTGAAACACCAGGTCCACCCGGTGCAGGTATTGTTCTAGGTCCGTCTGGTCCTCCAATACTTATTTGTGAAAAGTCCATAGTAGGTTGTCGATATTGTTGTATCATGCTTTGCACTTGTGGTGAGCCTAATAGATTATTCATAATACCGCCACCAAACATTCCTACACGGCCACCGTCTGCCATACCAAAATCTGGAAGTGGGCTTTTAATCATTTCTTCATACGCTGCTAATTCATCTGCTGACATGCTACCGCCTGTTACAGCTTCGTCAAAATATTGAGAATTTGGATCTGCTCCTTGTGCTATTAAATCGTCTCTAAAAATACCTTCTTGAATATCTTGACCTGCTTCTATTTCACCAATTTTATCTGATATTGCCCCAGTTACTGGTGACACAAAAGGATCAACATACTTGTCATAACCAGCTCCTACAGCTTCTTCTATTTTAGTTGTGGTCTCAGGTGCAAAATAATCTCCTAACGCATAAGCTATTTCAGGTATAATTAATCCAGCTGTTACATACGGATTACCTTTGCCTCCCATTACAATTCTTCTAAGAGCGGGTGTTAGAGCCGCAGCTGTGGTGCCCCTACTTAAATAAGCCTCACCTTTTGATTGATCTGTAATCTCGCCTGTGGCTTCATCAACAGTTGTATATGGATCTCTAAAAATACTACCAAAACTAAAACCACTATCCTCTTCGCCACCACCTTCTTCGCCACCTATTAAAGCTTGTAGTTCAGCAAGTCTTTCAGCCTCTCTTCTTTCATACTCATCCATTGCTTCTTGCTCTGCAGCGTCTGATCTTCTTTGAGCTATTATGTCTGCTCCTGGTGTACCAACACTATCAAGTAAGCTAGCAAGACCTGTTCGGTCTGTGCCGCCTTGCATCATTAATAAACCTTGAGCCGGTGATACCATTAGTTGTCCCCTGTCATTATGGTTGACTTCATTTGTTTTATACCATCTTTTGCAAGTGATACGCTAGCTCTCATCTTAGCATGGTCGTCATTCTGCTCAAGCTTGTCTTCTGCAATCTCTTTTGCTTGCATCATTTTAGCTCTTTCTAGATTTAATTTGTCCTCTGCTTCTTCTTGTCTAGCTTGTTCTTCTCTTGCTTTGAGGTCTAATTCTCTGTCTTTTAGTTTCAATAATGGATCATTTTCGACCTGGCTAAGCACTTCTTTTTCTGCTTCTGCATAATCATCAGTAAATTCTGCAATTAATACAGATTTTCTTGCTTCCATGCGCATCTGTAAATCAGTTTGTTGTTGAAATATCTGTTGCACTTGCGGATTTTGTTGAATTTGTTGCTGCATCTGTGGATTTTCTTGCGCTTGTTGCATTATTGGCTGAGTTTGTTGCTGTAATTGCTCCATTCTTTGTTTTTCTTCCATAAACTCCATGTCAACCTGCTCTTGTGCCATCAAAAGTATGTGTTCCATGCAATTTTGTTGCAACATACCCATGGCTTGTGGGTTATTTCTAATAACCATCGTACCCATAAACCTTAAATGCGATCTCATGTGAGATTGGTGGTCTTGTTTTGGGAAAGCTTGTATTTTTTTACCATTCAACGCCATAATATTCTCTGTTGCGGGGTCCATTGCCTGTGGTTGTGGCGGTGGTGGTAACAATTGATCAATATCTTTGACTCCAAGTGCCTCATACATGTGTCTATACGCATGATAAATATTGTGCATCTGTGGATTTGTCATTGCAATCTGCATTTCTGCTTGTGCAACACTAATTCTTTGTGTTTGCGAGAAGATGTTTGGATCTGCAACAGGCACAACATCTACTTTTTGATCAAAGTCTGTTTTAAATATTTGATTTTGTCCACCGACAACGTCGTATGGATACATGTTTGGTAGATAAGTTACAAAGTTTTTAGCTAACAATGAAAATTCTGATTTCATTGCAGAATATAATCTTTTGTGTATTGCAGACATAACCCGCGATCCACGCTCCAAGAGCGCTACAGTCGTGCCCACTGCTGCACTTTGATTACCATCGCCCACTTGCATATCAGCAATAGACGCGAACCGTTGACCTGCGGCAACAACTGTGCCCATCAACTGTAATAGTGTAGCGTCTGGACCTTTAAATGGTAAAGGCATAAACGCATCTCTTAGATTTCCACCAGGTGCATCAACGTCACGGAACTCACCCGGCTGCAACGGTTGAGCTTCGTCTCTGACTCTGATGCCTCGCATTTTAAATCCGGCCGGTAAGTTTGACAAGGTGCCGGCGTCTAAGAGCTGTCTTAGTGCGGCTGTGGCAGTTCGTGATAAACCGCCGATCATGTGGATTAGGCCGAACCCGTAAAACCCGAGTCCTGGTAGAAACTTAAAGTGAACAAAGTAATCTTGACGTTTTTTAGTCTGATCGCCTTCGTTCCAATTTCGTTTGATAGATAAAACTTCTCCTGTGTCTTCTTTGACTGTAACAATGTATGGAAACTTAACACCAGTAGACTCACCTGTTTTAGGATCGATGTCTTCTTCTCCTGGAACTTCTATGTGTACGTGCGCTTCTAGAATAACACAAACATCATCTGATATAGTTTCAACACCACTCATTTTATCTTTTGCTTCTTCAATATCGCTTTTGTTGTAGACACCTTCTTCTGTCATTTCAGTGTCTTTAAAAATACCTGCTAGTTGATGTTGACGTACATCGTTTGTCGTCATTTTAATTTTGTGAATAATTGTTTCTGTATCATCAAGACTTGTTGATGTGTATGGCACATACAAATCTTCAGCAGGTACAAACTTTGATACACTACGTGATAACATTGCATCGTAATAAACTTTTTTAAATGTAGAACCTGACAACGGTAAATTAAATAACATTTGATCAAACTCAGGTTCGTACTCTTTCATGTTTACCATTAACTGATAATTCATAAACTCTTTGACTCTATGTGCTTGTGCAACTTTTTCAGATGACTCTAGTCCAATAATCTGTGTTCTGACTGGTCCGCTTGATGGCATTAATTCTTTGTAAGCTAAAGCTTGGAATTGTGTAACTGCTTCTGCAAGCACAGGGTGTGTTGCACCAGATGCTCCTTGAAATGGTTCTGATCTATCTTCGTATTTAAAACCAAGTAGGTCTAATCCTTTTTTATAAGTTTGTTCCCACTCATCTCTTGATGAAGCACACTCGTCGTATGCTTCTAAAACTTCTGATGCTATTTCATTAAGATCACCATCTTCTAAAAATTCTGCCAAGTTTGAATTGTGTTGTTCTGCACCTTGCATAGCTTCTTCTTGAGGATCAAAATCTACTACGGCACCGCCATCTTCCATCATCTCAATATTAACTTCAGCATTTGGGTTTAAGTCTTGTGCTTCTAGTTCTACGTCTTCGGGTAGAATTTGTGTAGGCATTTTTACTTGATCGTCTTTTTCTATAGCCATTATTTACTCCTGTATAATGTTCCCATGCCTTCTGACATCGGACCTCTTTCTGGTGGTATTAACCCACCTTGTTGTTTCCCCATTCGCATGTATTTTTCCATATCTGATTGCATTTTTTGCACATACGGCATTCTTGAACCTCTAGATCTTATAGGCATATCACGAATAGATTCTAGTGTCGCTTTATTTATATAAGCTGCGCCACCGTCCTTAAAACCAAACCTACTAGCATATCCTTCCATCATCAACATATCAACTATTTGATCGTCAACTTCTTCTGGTTTGATGCCCATGTTGTAGGCAAAATCTGCACGCACAGTTTCTCTTTTTACAACTTCATCCATTTGCGCAGCAGTTAGTTTATCATACCTTGGGTCGTTTTGTATCATGTCTCTAATTTCATCAATAGTTGGTTGATCTTTTGGAGTAGCTTTTGTGCCTGTGCTAGGGTTGTCTTTAAGTATTCTTTCTAAATCTGTTTTTGGATCTCTAATTACATTCTCTATTTGTTTTTTATCTGCAATCTTATCAGGTGCTCTCATACCCAATGTTTTTAACAAAGACATCAAACCACCTTTTGATTTTTTATCTCTTGGTTTAAACGGAATAACATTATCTTTTACTTTATCCCCTAGTCTATTTAATTGTGTAAAATCTACTTGAGCTCCTATCATTTCCTTACCATCAAAAATTGGTTTAGGTGTTAAGTCACCACCTAATCTTTCTATTTCAAATATGTCATCCATTCTTCCTACAGCATCATCCATGTATTCTAAGTAGTCATTGCTTAAACCAGCAACAGGGTTGTCATAAATTTGTTTAGCTACTTTGTCTCTCATAGCTTTTGCAATTTTTGTTCTTTGTGTTTGAGTCATTAAACCAAGTTTTTGACCTGTTAGTATGGCCTCTGCTTGTAATAAACTTGTGTGAAGACCTTTACCAGTTGGTTCATCGTAAACTTCGTCAGGAACTCTTCTAAGTTGATCATTAAATATAATTTTAAACTGATCATCAGTAACGCCTTTTTTTGTTACTTTTTGTTTGTAAGTTTGTTTTTGTCCAAAAGGTTTAACACCTCTTGCCGCAAGTTTAATTGCTTGCATAATTCCTTTAGCAGCTCCGCCCAGTGCCATTTCAACACGACCACCATCAGCTTGTTTTGTTCTTGTTTTTTTAAGTGCGGCTTGCAAAAACTGTAATGCTTCTGCAGGGTCGTCGCCAGCATCCATCATTCTATTAAAAGCCTCAATCGCTTCTCCCACTTGAGTTTGTTCAGCCATTGCAATCTCTGTCATAGCTTTTGCTTCTGTTTCCATTTTTTTCATGCTTTGAAGAATTTCATCACTTTCATTAGTCATGCCAGTTATAAGATCATCCATTTGTTTTCTAGGTCCTTCACCTAGCGCTTCCATCATATCAGTTACAAAATCTTCTTTGTCTCCAGGCACAGCTTGTTTGTTACTAACAAAAGCTCTTATGCTATCATCGTCAAATGCACTCATAAGTTTTGGACTACCTGACTCGTATCCTTGGTTTGCTAATTCAGCAATAGCTTCTCTAATTTCTGTTTCAGTTTTACCTGTTTCTTTCATCATTCTATTAATCAAAGGTATGTCTGCTATAGTTTTATCATAAAGACTGTCTTGTATTGCCTTACCCTCTATAAGAGTACCTTCATCAGTTATTTTTGTACCTTCATCAAGAATGGTAGGTTTTTCATTTTTATAAACACGCTGGCCTTCTCTGTTTTTTGTCATGCTCATTTCACCATAGTGTTTACTATATAAAACCCTGTCGCCCGGTCCACCTGGCATGTCCGTGAGCCGTTCTCCAGTCTCATTGAGTTTTGAATAACGTTCCGCGGCGCCTGGTCCGCGTCTATTGAAACTAAGCGGGTGTGCATGCAATCTTTCACTGCCCATGTAACGCGACTCGAGAAGATTAACGAGCTCGTCCATCTTTGATTCATTTTCTCTGTAAAATAGTTTTGATAATTGTGGGTCTGCGTCTGCTGTGTCTATAATTCTATAAGCTTCTCTAACTTCATCTACTCCAAATTCATCAACTAAATTTTTTGCAAATACGTTTTCTACTTTAGCCACTCCCTCTGCTACGTCTTTACCTTTGCCTTTGAATAAAGATGCAATGCCTTCAACTGCTTTTGAAAGAATTTTTTTCTTGGCCATTAATAATACGTCCTTTGTTGTTGTGGTAAAGGTTCATCCTCGTAGTCATCGGGATGGTCTACAAAACCACCTTGTCTAAATCTCATTACGGCTTGAGTCATGCTGTCCACTAAGTCATCGTGTTCGCCTAGTGGGAATGCAGCGCATTCCTCAATTACCTCTTCAGCAAATTCTCGGTCCGGTGCCCAAATCATTCCTGACTCGAACAGTGGTGCCACAGCATTCACTCTAGTATGTTTATCATTTCCCTTGCTAGGTGTAAAGTTAATAACAGGTATGCCTAGTTTGCGCATTTCGTAGGTTAATGGCAATCCTGACGCTTTGGCCTCTACAATGACAGATTCTGGCTTCCAATAGTCGTATTGCTCTTTGGCAACTCTACGCAGTTCTGGGAACTCAAATCTATCTTTTATCATGTCTACAAGAATCAATTGTGGGGCACTGTCTTGGTCAGGTGTAAATACACCCCATGTGGTTATGGCGCTGTAGTCAGCTGTTTCTTTTTTCATAAACGCTGTATCGTAACTTTGTATGACATGTTGTAATGGTGGTAGTTCGTCTTTGTCCCACACTTTCCACCATTCTCTTTTGATAATACTACCCTCTTCTGCAGTCGGGTTTTGCTGGTATTGTGCATTCCATTTTTGTATACTTACGGATGCTTTCACCGCTTCTAGTTCTTCTTTCTTCCAATACCCTGGCCAAGTTGGTTTCCCTGATGGTAAGATTGCAGGAAACTCGATTACCTCCCATTGATCCGCCTTTGGTTCTTTTTGTGCTTTCATTAGTTTTCCTGTTAAGTCAGCTACATTCCATCTCGTCATAACAAGAATAATTCTACCTCCAGGTTGGAGCCTTTGTCGTGGACCTGATGTATACCATTCATAAACCCTATCATAAGAAGCCATGTTCATCGCATCTTGCTCCGAGTGCGGGTCATCAATGATGAGTAGGTCCGCACCACGACCTGTTATTGATCCGCCAACACCAGCTGCATAGTATTCACCACCTTGTGCAGTTTCCCATTTACCTGCTGCTTGTGAGTCTTCTCTTAATCTTGTGTTAAATATTTTTTGATAATCTTCCATATCAATTAATGTTTTTGCTTTACGACCAAACCGCACAGCAAGTTCTGCATTATTGGTTGCTTGAATTATTTTTAATTCTGGTTTGTTGCCAATCATCCATGCAGGTAAGAAGTTGGATGCAAATTCAGACTTCGTGTGCCGCGGTGCCATGTTAATGATCAAACGTTTTAAATCACCATTAGCTACACGATTAAATTTTTCTGACATAATCTTGTGGTGTTCGCCTTCTATAAATTCAGGCCACATGTGTTTTACAAAACTTAAAAAGTCATCGCGGATCGCTTGCTCTTTTTTCTTTTCATCTAGCAGCAACATTGTGCGTAGATATTCTTTTTTAGAATCTGATGGTAAGTTGTTTATTTGTTCTGGCGTTAGCATTTGAAAAAAATTTCTAAAAAATTTTTGCACTTATGTTTTTAAAAGTGAAAATGAATTTAG